TAGGATCAGACAGAAGTATGCAGAGTTAGCGGGTGATAATCCTAACTATGAATACGATGTTAATAGCTATAGCAAGGATGGATTACATGTTTTATTAGAAATGCATGTTGATTTAGACCTCATAGGTTTTGAAGATGAACGTCAAGGTCGTAAAACAGGTATAGCTTTACCTTATGTTGTAACAATAGATCAAGGTTCAGGTGAAGTTTTGTCAATTAGACGTAATTATTTAGAGTCTGACCCTATGAAAGAGCGCAGACAACACTTTGTACACTACAAATACATGCCCGGATTAGGGTTTTATGGCTTTGGATTGATACATATGGTTGGTGGATTAGCAAAATCTGCTACTTCTTTGCTCAGACAGTTAGTAGATTCGGGTACTTTAGCCAATCTTCCGGGTGGTTTAAAGACTAGAGGTCTAAGAATTAAGGGTGATGACACTCCAATCTACCCCGGAGAGTTCCGTGATGTAGATATTCCGGGTGGAAGCATCAGAGATAACATAACTTTCCTTCCATACAAAGAACCATCAGGCACTTTATACCAATTATTAGGCAATATTGTTGAAGAAGGGCGTAGATTTGCCTCTATTACAGACTTAAAGGTGTCTGATATGAACAATCAAGCACCTGTAGGCACAACATTAGCGTTATTAGAGCGCAATATGAAGGTTATGGGCGCAATTCAAGCTAGATTACACGCATCTATGCGCCAAGAACTAGGAATTTTGTCGGATATCATTAAAGATTATATGCCAGCAGACTACGAATACGAAGTTGATGGCGATACAGCTATAAAAGCTATAGATTTTGATGAAAGAGTGGACATAATTCCTGTATCAGACCCTAATGCTGCTACTATGGCGCAAAGAATCATGCAATATCAAGCAGCTTTGCAACTTGCACAGTCTGCACCGCAGTTATACGACCTACCTAAGCTACATAGACAGATGTTAGAGGTATTAGGCATACGTGACTCGCAAGATATCGTACCTCTTGAGGATGATATCAAGCCTACAGACCCTGTGTCTGAGAATATGGACATACTTAATGGCAAACCTGTAAAAGCTTTCGAGTATCAGGACCATGCTGCACATATCACAGTACATATGTCGATGTTACAAGACCCCAAGATACAAGAACTTGCTGCACAAGCACCTAATGCAGATGCCATACAAGC